CGGGCGCCACGCCGCCCACCGAGTAGGTGATCGCCCGCGTGCCGGGTGCCTGCTTGTCGTAGGAGATGGGAAGTGTCGTTGGCATGTGTGCTCCTTAGCCTCCGCCTCCGCCGCCACCCCCGCCGCCCGGGTTCACGGGGATGCCCGCGCCGCCGCCTGCACCCACGCAGGTGCCGTCGATCGCCTGGGTGTTGATGATCAGCCAGACGAGCTCTCCCGTCGACGCGCGGTGCGGGCACATCGCGACGAAGGTGTTGTCGGGGATGCGGACGGGTCCGAAGCTCCCAAGGAGGTTCGCGCTCGAGACGCCGTAGGAGATGCTCGTGGTCGGCGGCGTGTTCGACATCTCGGAGACCGAGAAGCAGTTCAGGAACTCGCGGCCCTGCGCGCGCGCGCCCGCGGTCCACAGCACGCCTCCGTTCATGATGCATTCCTCGGCCTCGTAGCGCCATCGCGCCCAGGCGCCCGCGATCGGGACCGCGTCGGTGATCCGCGCGAGGACGAGCATCGGATCGGGCGAAAAGCGCCGATCGTCCCAGTGGGTCGCCGCGTCGGCGATCGGGCCGTCGAGCCGCCGCGCCTCGGATCGTCGGATGTTCGGAGTCACGAGACCCACCCTCGGATGGTGCGGTTCTGAAACTGCGTGTTCGGCGTAGGGCTGCCGAAGATGAGGTTGAAGTCGCTCGAGAGGAGCGCCGGCCGCTTCCACCGCACGGCCGCGAGGTTGCCCGCGGAGTAGTTCGGGCGCCCGTCGATGCCCGTCTCCGCGACCTGCTCGTGGTGGCCCCAGTCGTCGTACAGGTAGTCGGCCGTCACATCGTAGTACGGCATGCGCGTCTGGGTGATGTTGATGCCCTCGCAGACGAGCGAGCCGGTCGCGAACGGTCCAAAGCTTGCGCTGTTGCGCGTGCCGATGAACGCCGCGAGCCCGTTCGCGATCGTGTTCATGTAGTTCGCCGAGACGCTCGCGTCCTGCGTCACCGTGATGCGGAAGCGCACCTGCGGCACGAGCATCGTGGCCGTGGCGCCCGCGCCCTGGATCGCGGTGCCTCCGATGTCGGTTGTCGTGTCGGCCGTCAGCGGCGGATCGGTCGCCCAGCCCGTGCGGTAGACCTTCGCGATGCGGGTGACCGTCTGGTACGAGCTCGAGCTCGGCAGGATCAGCGAAGTCGATACCACGCCGTCGACGAAGTACGGGGTCGTGTACAGGATGTTCGCGGTGAGGGTGAATCCCGCCGCGTCGACGCTGTAGCTGAACTCCGCGCAGCGCATCGTGTCGACGGTCCTGCGCGTGATCGAAGGGACGTTCGTCGTGAGCCGCTGCATCGGCTGCGGCAGCACGCCCTGCACGACCATCCTGTCGATGTCGTTGAAGAGGTCGATCGCGTTGTTGTTCCTGCGCTTGACGCGGCGCACGAGTCGGTAGGTCGACTCCGAGCCCCACGAGCCCTCGGAGTAGGAGACCTGCTCGTCGTGGTAGGCGAAGTCGGTGGAAAGGAGCTGGAACGCCATCAGGCACTCATCCTTCCGAGCATGATGGAGAGCTGCTCGAGCTTGAGGTTGAAGTTCCCCACCATCTGGTCGATCGCGCTGACCTCGCCGGCCATGCGGTCCTGACCCGCCTTCCGCATCTCCTCGCTGAGGGCCTTGGCCTGCTGCTCGCTCGCGGTCACCATGAGCGCGGCGATCGCGGACTCGCGCAGCGTTCCGCCGCTCATGTAGGCGCCGGCCGCGGCCATGCCCTGCGAGATGCCCGTCGAGATCTGGTCGAGGATGCCCGCGCCGCCTTGGTCCTGGACGGCCGCGCCGCCGATGCGGAACGACTCGAGGTAGCCAGGCACGGCTGCCGCCGCCTGCGCACTCTTCTCGGTCTCGGCGAGGACCTTGAGCACGGCGCTGTTCACCGCGAAGGTCTGCTCGCCGGTCAGCTTGAACGATGCGAAGGCGTCGGAGGCCCCCTTGGTCATCGCGGCCATCGCCTCGACATGGGCCCGCGCCATCATCGCCAGGGCGGCCGGCGCGGCTATCGCCGCACCCGCCCCGCCCATGCCGCTCAGGAGCCCCGCTGCGGGGCCGAGCTTGCCGACCCCTCCTAGGAAGGCCGTCCCCTGCGAAGCCTTCAGGGAGCCTCCTAGCCCCCCTGTGGGCTGCATCTTCTCGAGCTTCTTCTGGAGGCCCGCCATCTTGCCCTGGATGCGGGCGATCCCCGCGTCGACGCCGCGGCTGTCGACGGTCACGGGGATGTTGACCTTGGGAAGGCTAGCTGCCACGGATGGCCTCCGCGACCGCGTCGCGAACGTATTGCTCGGCGAGGGGCGCGTACTGCGCGCGCGCACGGGTCAGGTACAGCCGCCGGCCGATCCTGCGGCCGAGGTTGCGCTTCGTGATGCCGTCGCGCCAGCCGCGCCGGTACGAGAACGGCACGAACCGCGGGTTCGGGTTGCGGCTTGCGCGGGTCGGCTCCTTCTTCGGCGTGCCGTCGGCCTTGATCCCCTTCTGCCAGACGCGGAACCCGCCGTCCCAGAAATGGCTGCGCCAGCCGACCCGCATGCCGTCCTTGCGGACGCCGACGGCGGCCCACATGACGCGGCCGCGCCTGTAGCTCTTGATCTTCACGGCGACATCGCGCCGCGTCTCGCGATCCGCCGGCAGCACGCCGCGCCGGACCGCCTTCACGACGCGCGTCCCCCATGCTCGGAGGCCCTTCCGCACGATCTTGTTCCGCACGGCGAGCGGCATCTCGGCGAGCGCCTTGCCGAGCGCGCGCGCGTCAACGCGGACCTTGAACTTTGCGACGATCGAGCTCACGGCGGATGCCCTCCCAGTCGGGGATGTCGAGCAGGATGTTCAGCGCCGCTGCGCTGAGCCCGTCGAGGTCGCCTGCCACATGCTCGAGGGCTGCGCGCGCGACCGTCCGCGCAGCCTTCGTCAGTCCCGGCCTTCGGCGTAGAGCCGCTCCGCAGCGCGCCCGATCTCGAGCACGCGCGTGCCGTCGCACTGGAGCACCCGCTCGAGCGAGTCGAACGCGGGCGCGCCCGTTTCGTCGAGGAGATGCCGCCAGACGAGGTGCGCGTAGAGGTGGCCAGGCGCCTTCGCCGAGACATCCATCGCCTCGATGACGTCGGCCGCGCTCGGCCGGCGCAGCGTGACCACGCCGAACGAGGTGTCGACGGTCGCGTTTCGGAGGAGCAGTGCGTCTCGGATCGTCATGCGACCGTGACCGTCCCGGTGAACTGGAGCTCGAAGGACGCGCGCACGAGGTCGTTGGTGCCGGCCGTGGACGAGAAGCTTGTGATGAAAGCGTTTCCGGCGATCGTCATGCCCGTGTCCATCGTGATCGTGACGCTGCGGCTCACGGGGTTCAGGGCGTCCGTCTCCATGACGGCCATGCAGGGGTCGCCCTGGTCGTAGAAGATCTCGCCCGACGCCGTGGTCGAGGCTTGGCCCGCGATGAACGACTTCCTCTGGTCGTTGATGTCGGTCGCCTCCAGCATGTCGCCGGTGGAATTGACCGTGACCGACAGGAGGCCCGTCGAGACCTGAGAGTTGTAGGAGATGGCTGCGTTTCCGCTCGATCGGGCTGGCATGGGTCACTCCCTGTAGTAGATGGTCAGTGTGCAGACGGCCTCGGCGGGCTGCGTCTCGTCGCCCTCGCCCGTCTCCCCGGCCTCCACGCGGTGGCCTTGGTAGAGGATGGCGTCGAGCGAGTAGGCGCCGTAGGTGCCGGCGCTCGAGCGCTGGCGCACCGCGTCGGCGATGACGAGGGCGTCTGCCGCCTCGGTCGCGATGCACCGCACCTCGACTTGCGCGATGCGCGTGCCGCTCGAGTTCGGGCCGACGGAGCCGATCGACGCGGGCTCGACCGACTGCACCTCGAAGGTCACCGCGGGGAGCACCGTCGACTGCAGGCGGAATCCGTGCGTGACGCGCTCGTCCGGCACGGGGACGGCCGTGCCCGAGAGCGTCGTGCCCGACACCAGCATCGCGCGGATGGCGGCCTCGATGCTCATGTGACCTCCTCGCAGTCGATGACGGCGACGCGGTCCTTCTCGTCGAGGTTGTTGATGGCGCGGATCCGCAGGGTCTTCCCGCGCACGACGAGACGGTCGGTCTCGGCGATGCCGATCGACTCGACCGTGTTCCAGCGCGCGCGGACCTCCCATTGGCGGATCACGGCCACGCCGTCCGCGTACTGCCGCTCGTCGGCGCTGTCGGAGCGGAGGTCGCAGCGGAACTGGGCGCCGCCCGTCCATGTGTCGACCCGCTGCCCGAGCGAGTCGCGCGAGGCGCTCGGCTTCTGCAGCACGGCGAGGAAACGGAGGCGGCCCGCCGAGATCATCGGATCGGGCTCCTGTGCGAGTAGGCCGCGATGATGTGCTTGTAGCTGAGCGGGACCTCGGCGAGCGAGGCCACGCTCGACGCCTCGGGGTTGTTGTACCACGCGCCGACGAGCGCCACGATGCACTGCTGCAGCGCCTGCGGCACGAGCGCGTAGCCCGCGGTGTAGGTCACCGTCGGCTGCGTGTTCTCCTTGACCGCGGCCGTCGTGTCGAAGTCGAGCACGATCAGCTCGTCTTCCTGCCGCAGGAACCACTCGTCGACGGGCAGCGTCTGAGCGTTGTTCGCCTGGTCGGTGTAGGTCACGGAGATGACCGCGGTGACGGGCGACTTGCGCAGGATCGTCCGCTTCCACGGCACGATGCGCTCCTGAAAGTTGCGCGAGCGGAGGATCGTCCCCGTCTCCTTCTCGATGAGATCGCCCGCCGCGATGCAGAGCGCCGCGAGGTCCGTGTCGTCGGACTCGACCTCCACGCGCAGGCGCGTGCGGAGGATGTCGATCGGGATCGGGAGCTGTGACATGGAAAGGGCTCGGGGGCCTTTCGGCCCCGTCGCCCAAGGGAGAAAAGAAGGTCAGACCGTGATCGAGGCGAACGCCTCGGGCAGCATGATGTGGCTGTCCCACCGCGTGTGCAGGTAGAGCGTGGTCTCCTGCGTCGCGGCCGCGCTGTACGGGTCCATCATCGAGGTGACGCCCGTGCGCTCGAACATCTCGAAGTAGTCGAAGTTCCCGACCACGGCGACCACGGCGCCGTTCGTGGTGTCCGTCGCCGTGTTGATGTAGGCGTTCAGGCGGTACGGGATGCCGTAGATGGTGCCGGGCACGCCGTCGGAGAGGCCGCCGTTGTCGCTCACCTTCCAGATGTAGTCGTTCGTGTTGACCTTCAGCTTGCGGATGTGCTGGATCAGCGAGTCGTGCATCACCCAGCTGAACTTGCTGCCCATGCGGTACTGGGGCGAGATGCGGTGCACGCAGTTGATGAGCATGTCGCCCGTGAGGTCGTCGCTCGCCGAGTTGCCCGCGCCGCCCGCGCCGATGTTCTCCGTCTGGGTGATCGAGGTGTGCTCGATGCCCATCGGCTGCGAGCTGTCGGTGCCGACCGTGAGGTACTCCTCCTGCGAGAGGGCGATCGACATCGCGCACTTGTCGGCGACGTAGTTGAGGCCGGAGCCGATGCCGCCGTTGCCGATGGCGTCCTCGATGAACTCCTGGGACATCTTCGTGGCGGTCACGAACTTGTACGGGGCGATCGAGATCGCCGTCGAGAAGCTCGGGTCGGCCGGGGTGATGGTGCCGGCCTCGGAGACGAGGGCGGTCGTCGGCAGCGCGTTCTCGACGGTGATCGTGCGCTTCGAGTCGATGCTCGAGACGCGGCAGAGCGAGCGCATGACCGATGCCTGGCGCAGGCGCTCGACGATGCGGCGCTCCATGTCGGTCGGGATCGCCGCGCCGCTCGAGCTCGTCGAGAGCGCGCGCATCTCGGCCGAGTTGCCGCTCACGAGCGCGTTGATCCAGCGCGTCGAGTACTCGTCGGACTGCGCCTGTCCGCGCGGCGCGCGCGTCTCGACCACGGGGCGGTCGAACTCGGCGGCGCGCTTCTGGAGCGCCTTGAGGCGGATCATGCGCTCCGCGGCGTCGAGGTCGGCGTCGATGCGCGCGATCTTCTCGCGCTCCTCGCCGCTGCCGCGCTGCGTGATCTCGTGGGTCTCGGCGTCCTTGCGCGCGGCGAAGGTCTCGAGGGTCTTGCGGTACTCGTGGACGGTGCTCTCGATGTTGTTCAGATCCATGTCTTGATCCTTGCGAAATGGAGTTCCAGCCGCGCACGGGCGGCGTCGATGGCAGCCGCGTCGACATGACGGAGGCTGGAAGTGGTCTGGGGGTAGGCGGCGTCCTGGACGAGCGAGACCTCGACGAGCTTCGCGCGCTTCACGAGGCGCTCGGTCCGCTTCGGGTTCCAGCTCTCGTCCTCGACGAAGAAGCCGAACGACATCTCGCCGCTCAGGTCTCCTCGCTCGAGGAGCGCGCGGACATCGTTGCCGAGCGTGGTCTCGGGGAGCGTCGTCTCGAACGCGAGGCCCGCGCGGTCGCTGCGCAGCTTCAGGGTGCCGCTGCGCGTCCGTGCGAGCGGCATGCTCTTGTCGTGGTTGTAGTAGAGCTTGACGTCGGCTCCCGACGAGAGCGTTGCGTTGAAGGCGCCGGGCGCGATGCGCTCGACGAACGCGCGGCCGTGCTCGACGATCTCGCGCGAGTCCTGGCCGTACACCGCGGCGTAGCCCGCGAGCGTGCGCCCGTCGAGCTTCTGCTCCTCGGTCTCGATCATGCGCCTAGAAATCATTGGGGGTCCCCGCTTCCTCGGAGGTGTCGGATCCGATGTTCGTCGTGCCGCCGCCCGTGCCCATGTTCTTGGCGACGATCGGCTCGTCGAGGCCGTCGAGCGGATCGAGGTCGAGCCAGCCGCGGGCCTCGTTGCGCGTGATCACGCCGCTCTCGACGCCAGTGCGGAGCGCGGACATCTGCTCGGCGAGGCTCGGGCGCATGATGCTGTCGGCGTCGAACGACACCTTCGTGAGCGGCGCGACGAGCTTCGTCTCGATCTCGCTCTGCCACGCGGCGAACCAGTGCGCGAGGCAAGCCTCGACGTACATGCGGCCGAGCCATTCCATCGAGCCGTAGGGCTGCGAGGAGTGCTCGCTCAGGTAGGACACGGGCACGCCGAAGATGCGCGACACATCGTGGATCGAGTACTGGCGCGCGAGGTCGATGCCGCTCTGGTCGAGCGTCGACGCGATGCGCTCGACGCGCATGCCCTCGTGCAGCACGATCGGGCGCCCGCTGTTCTCGGGGCCGGCGTGGTTCGCCATGAACGCCTCGCTCAGCTTCTGCCGCGCCTCCTGCGACATCGAGCCGGGGTGGACGAACGCAAGCTTCGACTGCCCGCCGTTCTCCATGCTCTTCATCTGCGCGCGCTCCTGCGCGAGTCCGAGCGTGAGCGCGACGCGGCACAGGCGCGCGGGCGACTCGCCCCAAACGCCGTTGAATCCAACCGTGCGCAGGTGGAGCACCTGGTCGGGCGAGAGCGCGCCGTAGTCGCGGGTGTTGTAGACGGGCTCGCGCCCCGTGAGGTCGAGAGACACCGAGTCGACCTGCAGCGGCATCAGCTCGAGGAGCTCGCCGCCCTGCGTCCTGTTGATCAACGCGAAGCTGTTGCCCAAGAGCGACGCCTGCAGCGTCATCGTGCGGCGCAGCTCGAAGCCCGACATCCATCGGTTCGGCGAGCGGAGGAGCGCGTCGACGGTCGGGTCGTCGATCGTGAGCGGCACGCGCGCGACATCGTTCGCGATGAGCGTGCACGCGCGGAACGCGGGCGCATGCTGCAACGCACCCGTCGCGGTGACGAATGGCAGACCGGCGGCGGGCTCTTGGATGAGCATCCCCGCTTGCGGCCAGTAGCCGAGCCAGCGCTGCAACAGCCCTCGGATCATGGCGGAAGAGTGGCACCCTGCCGCCGTGCGGATTGCACCTAAACCGAGTTCAGATGAAAGATTCCGTCTCGTAGCTCGAGGCGCGCTTTCCGCCCCACACATGGACGGCGATGATGCCGGCGACGAGCGGGTCGAGCACGCAGAACTCCCTGCTCTTCACGGGGCGGACATTGCCGTTGCGGTCGGTCTGGGCGTGAGCCTCGGCGCAGGAGCGCCGCATGATCGGATCGTCGCCGACGGCGAGCTGCCCGCCGGCCCACAGGTTCTGCCAGAGCTGGCAGCCGGGGCCGAAGGTGCTGATACCCATGCGGTAGGTCACGAGCGGCACGCCGTCCTGCGTCAGCTGCTCTGCGAGGTACTTCGATCCCCAGGCGTCGTAGCCGACGGCGCGGATCTCGAAGAGGTCGCGCAGCTGGAGGAGCCTCTGCCGGATCGACTCGTAGTCGATCTCGCGCCCTGGCGTCAGCGTGAGCTTGCGCTCCGCGGCCCACACGCGGACCGGCATGCGGTAGTCGAGCTCGCGCTGCGCGACATCCTGCGACGGCCACCAGTAGTGGCCCTGCAGCGCCACGCGGCCGTCCTCCATCGGCACGCACACGACGAGCGCGGACATGTCGAGCGACTTCGAGAGGTCGAGGCCGAGCCACGCGGGACGGCCGTAGAGGGTCGACCAGTCGATCGTCTTGCCGCCGGGCCAGAGCGACATGTCGAGCCAGCCGCCCGTGTTCTCGTCCATGCGCGCGCAGTGGTAGCGCGTGAACTCGGAGCGCCCCATCGGGCTCCGCTTCATGGTGTTCCACGACCGCTTGAGGCTGGCGATGTCGGGCTGCCCGAACTCCATGCCCGGGTTGGCCTTCGGCCAGAGGTCCTCGTCGCCGATGGCGTCCGACGAGTCGAGCCCGTAGAGCGCGGCGAACATGGCGTCGTCCTCCGACTCCCCCGAGAGCACGGCCTCGGCCTGCTTTACCAGCTCGGCGTAGTGGTTCTCCGGGTTGCTGCCAGGCGTCGAGATGATGACGCCGAGCGACTCGCGGCGCTTGGCGCCCGTGGTCAGGAGCTTCGTGAGGAACCGTCCCTTGAACTCGGCCGCCTCGTCGGCGATCCACAGGCTCGGGTTCAGGCCGTCGAGGCTCCGCTCGAGCGCAGGCAGCGCGGTCATCTCCGAGTCCGCGGACGGGCGCACGATGCGGTTGAACCTGACGAGCGTGCCCGGCTCCTCGAGGCGCAGTGCCATCTGGCGCGCCGTGTCTAGGCAGATGCCCGCCTGGTCTTCGTTGTTCGCGATGACATGGACGCGCTTGCCGTCGCCGCCCATGAGGTCCCACAGGCACAGGCCGGCCATGAGCGTGGTCTTCCCGTTGCCGCGCGCGACCTGCAGGAGCCCGAGACGGAACCGCCGGCGGCCGTCCTCGGCCCGGCGCCAGCCGACGAGGTTCCCGATGACGAACGCCTGCCACGGGTGGAGCGTGAACGACCTCCCCGTGTCCTCGCCGACGAGCGGCAGCCGCGCGAAGAAGTCGACCGCGTCCTCGACCGCCTGCCCGTCGAGCACGATGTCGGTGCGCTCGAGGTCGGCCATGAAGCGCTTGGCCGCGGCGTAGATCCACTTGCCCGCGGGCGCGCGCCCGCTGAGCACGGATTCGGCGTATTCGGCAAGTTTAGAGGCCATGTCAGATTTCGTGTCGTGGCAAGCTGCGCTACCTCGGATAGGGCCGCCAAAAGGCCTACCCCCCCCCTCGAAAATGTGGATAACTTGTGGATAAGTCACTTGGGCCTGTGCCGTGCCTCATGGCACTCGTTGCACAGGCTCATGCAGTTCGATTCGTCGTAAACCCTTTCAGGCGCGTCACTTCGGGGCACGATGTGATGGACGCATCGGGCCAATGCACCGCAGTCATGGCACAGCGGGCTGCGCATGATCATTCGCGCGCGCATCCGCGACCATCGCCAGCCGAGGTGCGTCTCAGCAGGCTTCGGGCTGAACCGCTTCCCCGGGACTGTGTGCCTGAACACCTCCACGGCGCCTCCCCTCGATGATCTGCTCGGCGACCTTAGGCAGGTCGGACACCCTGCACACGATCAGCCACGGCTTGTAGCTGGAGCGGCACACCACCAGCGGGGTGCGCTTGTGGGGCGTGGCGTCCCTGATTGCCTGGTCGAGGAACAGGTACGGGTTGAGCCGCTCGGTGCGCTTGACCTCGATGTGCAGGTCGGCCGCGGCGTCGCAGACGATGTCCGCGGTGCCACCCTTTCCGTTGTACTGGACGGTTCGACGGCAGTCGAGGCCGATGGCCTCGAGAGCCTCGCATGCTTCAAGCTCGCCACGGGCTCCCTTGTCTCGTGAATGAGTCATGGATGCCATCATAACTTGTCCACATGTCATGCACAAGGGTCGGGGGGTCTTGACATGGCTTGACCTTTGGATTACGCTCTTAGCGTCGTTCGCGACGCGCCCGACTGAGCGTAATCCAACACGCTCAATCCTGCTTCACTTTCTGCTTCGGTGGGAACCACAGATGCGAGGGATCCAGTCCCTCCTGGTCGTGCCACACCCTCGGCGGATCGATGTGGATCACCTTCGGCTGGGGACTCTGCCAGCTGCGCGTCTTGGCCTGCATGACCACGCAGCCGTCGCGCTGATGCCGCAGGAACACGACATGGCTGTCGGTCGCCCGGCCGATCGACCCTGCGCCCGCGCCCACGTCCATCGTCTCCTTGCCCGACTGGTTGCCCTTGCTCGAATGGTGCACCAGCAGGAGCGCGGCGTCTCCGATGCCGGCGACCATGTCCATGTGGTTGTAGAGGTGCGTCATGTCGCTGTTGGAGTTCTCGTCCATGCCGGCGCCGATGAAGCGGTAGAAGGCGTCGATCACGACGAGCCCGTAGCTGCCCCTCTCGACCGTGCGCA